ATGCCTGACACCACCCACAACCGCGCATCGCTTTCCGCTTCGCCGCCAGCGACCAAGGCGGCTCCCTTGCCGGCACGCAACAAGCCGCTGCTGTATGCCGTTGCTGGCGTTGCAATCGTCGCTGCCATCGGCATGGCCGCCATGAACATGTTCGGCGGTCCCGAACCAGGCACGCCCCTGTCATCTGAATCCATGACGCAGACCGCATCAACCGGCGGTGGCGGACCGGCCAACTCAAAGGCTGCGCCCGGCGCACCGGCTGCCGCAGCACCTGCCGCAAACCCCAACGAGATTCCGCAACTCGCCCCGGACCAGGTGCGCAAGGGTGCCGCCCGCCTGGCACCCGGCACCAAGTAACGGGCAGGCTCGACGCACTGGAGAACGCGCACACCGCCGTTCCCACGTGTGCCTGCCTCTCCCGCCCCACCTCCCACCTTCCCCCCTCCCTTCCGCCTCCGCTTGACCCCCCCCCCCCGCCCGCCTATACTCACCTCCAGATTGCGGGGTAGAGCAGCCTGGTAGCTCGTCGGGCTCATAACCCGGAGGTCATTGGTTCAAATCCAATCCCCGCTATTGCCCGGGTCGTCCAGTAACTGGGCGACCCACCCGTTAGAAGTGAACGCCCCGACCGCAAGGCCGGGGCGTTTGCGTTTCCGGGCCGCGTTTTGCCGAGTCTTTCGACATGCCCCACCTCGGGAAGTCTCACCGACTTGCGCGGTGAGACTCACGGGGCGCGGCATCTGGCCTGCGGGGACGCGTCCAAACCCAAAAAGTCTCAGAGTCTCTGCGTCTCACCCGGCACGCCGTTATAGCCGTGACCCGACAGCTCGTGGGTCGGCAACACATGGCGAGTTCGGCAGGGGCGACGGCGATTTCGAACGCAAACGCGGTTGGTGTGATGCCGACGCCTCGGCTCGCTTCGCGTGGGCGTTCCAGCGAGCGTGCTGGCGAAGGTGCCACACGAATCGAAACCAGTTGTGCGTTCACATGCCCAGTGCGGACAGCCCGCCTCCGCGTGGCGTATGTAGCCGGGGAGAAGACATGCCTTGCCTTCTCGCCCCCACGCCACCTCAATCGTCCGACGACGAGCCGGGAGCACCGCCGATGGTTGCCAATGACGATGACGCCAATCTTTCCGCCGACCAGCGCCGCCGCGAAGTGATCGCCATCCTCGCGACGGGCGCGATGCGATGGCACCGGCGTGCCAAGGCGACGGGCCTGGTCGTTGGCACGGTTGATGCAGCCACACACGCCCCGACACCGCAGCATCAAGAAGAAGCGGACATCGAACTTGAACTGGGCGAGGGAGCCGGCCTCAGTGTGTCTGACCGTACCGCGCGTTAGCGGTGCGGGCATCTGGAGACCTGCCCATGACGACAACCGTTTCGAAGGACCTCGCGGCACTGGAAAAGATGACGATCGGCGAACTGCACGATCGGTACGCTGAGCTCTTTGGCGAGCGGATTCAGAGCCGCCATCGCATCTACCTCGTCCGCCGCATCGCGTGGCGCATCCAGGCCAACGCCGAAGGTGGCTTGTCCGAACGAGCCCGTGTCCGAGCGGCCCAACTCGCCAACCCGACCGACGTGCGGCGTACGCCGCCCAAGTGGGCCACGCTCGGGGAGGCCCCCAAGGACGCCAAGAAGGTCGCCCTCGCCGCCACGGCGGACCCACGGCTACCACCCGCGGGAACGGCGATCGTCCGGGACTACCGGGGCCGGACGGTGCGGGTCGTGGTGCTGGCGGACGGGTTCGAGTTCGAGGGTGAGCGCTACCGCTCCCTGTCGGCGATCGCCAAAGCGGTCACCGGATCGCACATCAACGGATTCCGGTTCTTCAACCTGGAGGGCCGTCGATGAGCAGAGGCACCCAGAACGGAAAGCACGCCGCCAATCCGCCTCCGCAGTGTCGCTGCGCGATCTACACCCGAAAGTCGAGCGAGGAGGGGCTCAAGCAGGAGTTCAACTCCCTCGACGCCCAGCGTGAGGCGGCGGAGGCGTACATCGCCAGCCAGCGGAACGAGGGATGGTCGGCGCTTCCCGATCGATACGACGACGGCGGATTCTCCGGCGGCAACGTCGATCGGCCTGGCCTCAAGAGCCTGATGGCCGACATCGAGGCAGGCAAGATCGACTGCGTGGTGGTCTACAAGGTGGACCGTCTGTCCCGGTCGCTGATGGACTTCGCGCGCCTCATGGAGGTCTTTGATCGCCACAAGGTTTCGTTCGTCTCGGTTACCCAGCACTTCAACACGACCCACTCGATGGGCCGGCTCACGCTCAACATCCTCCTGTCGTTCGCCCAGTTCGAGCGTGAGATCATCGGCGAGCGCATCCGGGACAAGATCGCGGCGGCGAAGAAGCGGGGCAAATGGGGCGGCGGTCCGCCGCCGTTCGGGTACGACGTCGACCGCTCGAACGGAAGCCCACGCCTCGTCGTCAACCCGGCTGAGGCGTCGCGGGTTCGCCACATCTTTGAGCGGTACCTCGAACTCGGGTCGTTGCTGTCGGTCGGTGAAGATCTCTGCAAACGCGGCTGGAAGACCAAATCGTGGCGAACGAAGGCTGGGGTGATTCGTGGCGGCGTGGAATGGGACCGCCACTCAGTGTACTGCACGCTGACGAATCCGATCTACATGGGCAAGGTGGTCCACAAAGGCGAAACGTACCAGGGGCAGCACGAGGCCATCGTCGAGGAGGAGACGTTCCGGCGTGCGCACGTGCTGATGCAGAAGAACTCACGGACGCGCGGCAACGAACTGAGAAACCAGTTCGGGGCGCTCCTTCGCAAGCTGCTGTACTGCAAGGGGTGCGGCAGCGCGATGGTTCACACCTTTACCCGGCGTGGGAACAAGGCGTATCGGTACTACCTCTGCTGCAACGCCATCAAGAAGGGCCGCGCTCGTTGCCAGAGTGGTTCGCTGCCCGCCCTTGAGATCGAGAAGGCGGTCGTCGAACAGATCCGGTGCGTCGGCCAGGACCAGAGCGTTCTGGAGGAGACGCTCTCGGCATCGCGGGCTCAAGCAGACGCGGCCATCGAGCAGTTGGACGCCGAGCTGCGCATCGTCAACCGTGGTCTGGGGCGCAATCACGCCGAGATCCGCCGCCTAGCAACCACCGAGCCAGCGTCCTCCGCGTCCGCGGGCCGCATCACCGACCTCAACGACCAGATCCGTGAGGCGGAGCGGCGGGCCAGCGAGATTGGGGCCGCCGTCGAACGGCACCGAGCGGAAGTGCTCTCAGCCGAAGACCTCCACGCGGCGTTTGCCGACTTCGACAACGTCTGGACCGCGCTCGCGCCCCGAGAGCAGGTCAGGATGCTCCAGTTGCTGATCAACAAGGTGGTATTCGACGCCCTCGACAGCAGCATCGAGGTGTCGTTCTACCCGTCGGGCGTGAAGGCGCTGGCGGGCGGAGCAGCAGAGGGACCGGAGGCCCAGGCATGATCACCGTCAAGACGAAGGTCTTCTTCAACCGCGCCGCACACGGGCGCAAGACGATTGACACGAAGCCCGCCGCGCGAGTAGCCGTGGACCCCGGCCGCGTGCCGCGTATCTCGCGACTGACGGCGCTGGCGATCCACTTCGACGAGATGATCCGCGCCGGGAAGGTCGCCAACATCTCCGAGATCGCTCGCCTGACGCACGTCACCCAGCCGCGGATCACGCAGTTGATGAATCTCTGCCACCTCGCGCCGGACATTCAGGAGGAGATCCTGTTCCTGCCGCTGGTGATGAGCGGGCGCGATCCCGTCCACGAGCACATGCTGCGCGACGTGGCCTGCGTGATGGACTGGATGGAGCAACGGCGGCGATGGGGATCGCTGCCGCGCCGCTGACAACTACTTCTTCTTGTTGTCGTAGCGACCTGTGTCGCCGTTCCCCTTCTTGGGCATGACCTCAACCGACGACCCTCGGGGGTTGGCCTTGGCCTGCTCGACAGACTTCAGGCGGCCCGTCTCGTTGTCCCGACCGATCTTGAATCCCTTGGACTTCGACATGGCGTCTACTCCATTTTGACGCGGGCTGTCGGATCTACCCTGATCCGCTGGCTTTGACCCGCTGGTTATGATACCCTGTCCACGTTCACTGAACATGGACGGAGTACACAATGGCCAAGCGGACCGCGAAGAAGCCGAAGGACGAAGCCCCGCAGAACGGGACGGCACAGCTCATGAAGGAGCTGTGGCAGGCCGCCGTGAACCTGCGCGGCTCGATCGAGCCCGCCGACTATAAGCGGTACGTCTTGCCCATCATCTTTCTCCGGTTCCTCTCGCTGCGCTATGAGCGCCGCCGCGAGGAACTCGAGGGGTTGCTCGCGGACCCGAAGAGCGATTACTTCACCAAGGACGCGAAGGCCCGCGCCCGCATCCTGGCCGACGCGGACGAGTACCGCGCTGCGGGTGCATTCATCGTCCCTGAGAAGTCGCGCTGGTCGTACATCCTCCAGCACGCCCAGGCGGACACGATCAAGAGCATCCTCGACGACGCCCTCGAACTTCTGGAGAAGACCTACCCCGACAAACTCCGCGGCCTGCTGCCCCGCATCTACGCCGGCTCGAACCTCGACCGCGAGGGTGTCACCGGCCTGATCAACCTGTTTTCGAAGGACATCTTCAAGCAGGACCACGGCGGCGAGGATCTGGTCGGCCGCGTCTACGAGTACTTCATCGGCGAGTTCGCCAACAGCGAGGGCAAGCGCGGCGGCGAGTACTTCACGCCCGTCTCCATCGTCCGCACGCTCGTCGCCATGCTGGAGCCCTCCGACGGCGTCGTGTACGACCCCTGCTGCGGCGCTGGCGGCATGTTCGTGCAGTCGGACGTGTTCACGAAGCATTCGGGCCGTTTGTCGTTCATCGGTCAAGAGAGCAAGGACTTCACGTACCGCCTCTGCCGTATGAACCTCTTCATCCACGGCATCGACGGCAACATACAACTCGGCAGTTCGTACTTCAATGATCTCCACGCCGACACGAAGGCCGACTACGTCATCGCCAATCCCCCCTTCAACGACGGCGCGAAGGGCGAGGACGGCTGGGGCGCTCACCGCATCACGAGCAAGGACCCGCGTCTGGACTTCGCCAAGCGTGCGGGCGCGAACGGGCAGGGGCAACCGATGCCTCTCTCGCCCCGCAACGCCAACACCATGTGGATGATGCACTTCCTGCATCACCTCCGTGACCCGGATGGAAAGAAGCATGCGGGCGGCACCGCCGGATTCGTGATGGCGACGGGAGAACTCTCCAACAGCGAGTTGCACCGGCTCGAAGTCCGCAAGGCGCTGGTCGAGCACGGGTACGTGGACTGCATCGTGCAGCTCACGGGCCAACTCTTCGCCAACACGCAGATCCCGTGCTGCCTCTGGTTCCTGTCCAAGAACAGAGGCGGCGGAGGGGGGTTCCGCGCGCGGAAGAACGAAGTCCTCTTCATCGACGGCCGCAAGCTCGGCGTGCTCATCCCCGGCTCGCGCAAGCAGAAGCAACTCTCGGCGGACGAGGTCGAGAAGATCGCATCGGTCTATCGCGAGTTCAAGCGGAAGGGCACGCCCGACGAGGTTGCGGGCTTCTGCAAGGCCGCGACGCTCGACGAGATCCGTGAGCACAACTACGCCCTGACGCCGGGTCGCTACGTCGGCGCGGCTGAGAGCGATGACCCGGATGAGCCGTTCGAGGACCGCTTTCCGCACCTGGCGGCGACCCTTGATGAGCAGTTCAAGCAGTCGGCGGCGCTGGAGAAGCAGATCCGGGCTTCGCTGGCCGAGGTCGCCCTCGCGGCGGGGCTGGACGGGGTGGGCAGTAACGGCGTGGCGACCATCGCGGTCAAGGGAGGCAAGCGTTGATCGGCTCCGCCGCGGACATTCTGCACTCCGGGAGGCGGCCACGCCACGCGACGGTCCGCTCGGCGGACGCGACGGATCACCTGTCGCGTTGTCCGGGTCACTTGGCGGACGCTCCGGGCGGACTGGAGCACGCGACAGGTCACTCGGAGAACGCGCCGGGTGGGCTGGAGAACGCGACGGATGAGCCGTCGCGTCGTCCGGCTGAATCGGACGGTCGTCCGGGTGAGCCGGAGGGAAGCGGGGACGGCGCACGGAGCCCCGGGGCGGCGCGCCGGGAGGGAATGGCCGCGCCGCGGAGGGGAACAGGTGGCGCACGGGGGCGCGGGAATCGCGCACTGGCCCGCGCGGGGGGTGTTCATGCCTTCGCCGGGGAGGTGCCGGACGAGCGGCCCCCCCACACGCCCCTCTGGCATCAGCGCACCTGCGGATCGGAGGTGCGGCGTGGGTGATGAATGGATCGACTGTAAACTCGGCGAACTCGGCGAGTTCAGGAACGGCGTCAACTTCAACTCGACGCAGGAGGGCATCGGCCTGCCCGTAATCAAGGTCAAGGACTTCGGTGATCTCACGATCGCGCCCGACTCCGGCTTTGATGAGTTGAACCCGCAGGCCATCCGCATCCCGGCGGATCAGATGGTCGAAGTAGGCGACACGCTCATCATCCGCTCAAACGGAAATCCCGCGCTCGTCGGGCGGTCGATGCTCTATCGCGGCGGGACGAAGCCCACGACGTTCTCAGGCTTCTGCATTCGGTTCAGGCCGGATCGTTCCAAGATCGTGCCTGCGTTTGCCGCGTACTTCATCCGTTCGCCGATATGCAGGCAGCACTTCACGGCGTACGGATCGGGCACCGGCATACAGAACCTCAGCCAAGGCGTGCTCACGAACTTGGACGTAGCACTCCCCCCTCTCCCCGAGCAGCGGGCCATCGCGCGGGTGCTGGGGGTGCTGGACGACAAGATCGAGTTGAACCGGCGCATGAACCGGACGCTAGAGGACTTGGCGCGGGGGCTGTTCCGGTCGTGGTTCGTGGACTTCGACCCCGTCACCCAGAACGGCACCGCCAAGGCCCCAGACGCGACCGCGGGCCTGTTCCCAAGTCGCCTGGTCGATTCGCCCCTCGGGCCGATTCCGGCGGGGTGGAGGGTGGGGACGGTCGCGGATCTTTGTACGACCCAGTACGGGTACACCGCCAGCGCAACCGACGAGGCGATCGGTCCCCGCATGCTGCGGGTAACCGATATGAACAAGGAGCCCTGGGTCGAGTGGGCCGACGTGCCGCACTGCCGGATCGACGATGACTTGTTCACCCGATACGCGCTCAAACTCGGCGACGTGCTGGTTTCTCGCATGGCCGATCCCGGCAAGGCGGCGATCGTGGAAGAAGTGCTGCCCGAGGGTGCGGTTTTCGCCTCGTATCTGATCCGCTTGGCCACGCGGTCCATCTCAGCGTCGTACTACCTCTTCTACTACCTGCGCTCCGACCAATACCTCGACTATGCCGAGTCGGTCTCGGGCGGGACCGTGCAGAAGAACATGAACGCGCAGGTCATCACGGCTGCCCAGATGGTGATTGCGCCGGACGCGGTGGCCGATGAGTTCGCGCGGCTGGTACGCCCGTGGCGAGCGCAGATCTCGGCAAACCTTCAACAGTCTCGGCAACTCGCCGCTTTGCGTAATGCGCTCCTCCCGCAACTGCTCTCGGGCGAGATTCGTTTGCGAGATGCTCACGGCATCGTAAACACGACCGCACAGGAGGTGCTCGCGTGAAGGTCTTCATCTCTTACAGCGTCAAGGACCTGCGGCTGGTCGGCTTCATCGCCGACCAGATTCGCCCGCACGCCGAGCCCGTCTACTGGACGCAGAATCAGGCTCCCGGGCACGATGCGTGGCAGACCATCTTTCAGTGGATCGACAGCGCCGACTGCGTGATCGCCGTCCTCACGGACGCCGTGGTCGAACGCGGCGAGTCCGTGAATCAGGAGATCGGGTTCGCCAAGGGAAAGGGCAAGCTCGTCATCCCCCTGGTCGCGCCCGCCGTGCCGAAAGATCGACTCGGATGCCTGCATGGGATCACCTACCTGCCGCTGGACCGCGATCGCTTTCCCGAGGCGATGGATCGCTTGAAGAAGACGCTTACCGGATTGGCGGAGCAGAAGCAGCGCGACGCCTGGGTGCTCCTCGGGATCGCGGCGCTGGCTGTCTGGGGCATGAGCAAAGGATGACGAGCAACCGATGATTCCCAAACCCCTCGACAAGATCGAAGCCGCCGACATCCAGTCCCTCGTCACCAATGGTGACGAGGAACGCCGGACGATGGACTTCAAGCGCGACCTGCCCGGCAACGCCGACAAGGACAAGAACGAACTCCGCGCGGATGTGACCTCGTTCGCCAACGCCGGCGGCGGCGACCTGATCTTCGGCGTGGATGAGGCCGGCGGTGTGGCCACGGCTGTGCCGGGGTTGCCCGGGGTCGATCCAGACGCGGAGATCCGCCGCATCGAAGCCGTCATCCAATCCAGCATCGATCCGCGTGTGCCGGGCTTCGAGTCGCGGGCTGTCGCGATCCCGGGCAAGGGGCCGGTGATCGTCGTCCGCGTGCCCAAGAGCTGGCGTGGCCCGCACCTGGTCAAGATCAATGACACGTTCCGGATGTTCGGGCGCAACAGCAAGGGCAAGTACATCTTCGATGCCACGGAGATCCGTTCGGCGTTCGCGCTGTCGGAGCAGTTGCCGGAGCGCATCCGGCGCTGGCGGGACGATCGGCTGGCTCGAATCACCGGGGAAGAGGCTCCCGTGCCGCTCGCGGTCGGCGCAAGGCTCGTCGTTCATGTCGTTCCCCTGGCCTCGTTCGCCGCAGGGAGGGAGGTCTCCGCAGAGGCCATGAAGAAGGCAAGCCAGAGTTTTCAGCCACTCTGCACGGGCGGCAGCGACTCACGCATCAACATCGACGGGCTGCTGAAGTTCACCGGGGGGCGTGCGGGTGCGCCTGGCGCGACCGCCTACTGCCAGGTGTTCCGCTCCGGAATCGTTGAAGGCGTGACGACCGAGGTCGTTCAAACTCGTGAGCCACGCCCGTACATCGCCAGCCAGTGGCTTGCCCAGGAGGTCGTCTCGAGCGTCAAGCAGTATCGGGCTGGTCTGATCGCGTGCGATGTCCTGCCGCCTTATCTCGTGCTGGCCACGTTGGCGGGAGCGAAGGGCGCGACGCTGGCAGTCAGCAATCGTTTCATGGTCTGGGAGCACTACCCGGTTGACCGTGACTTGGTGGTCCTCCCCGACGTGCTGATCGAGTCCAGGGACAGTGATCTGCTGACCGACCTCCGGTCGCTGTTCGACGGCGTCTGGAACGCCTGCGGCTGGGTGCGGTGTTTCGATTACAACGAACAGGGCAAGTGGGCACCTCCCGCCTGAGCATCAGCGAAAGGACGTTTCGGCATGACGTGGCACGGCTCTGAATCCCAGTTTGAGTGGACGACCATTGAGCGGCTCAAGTCGCTCGGGTATGTCTATGTCCACGGGTCGGAGTTGGGCGCTGCTGCGAGGCCCGATGACTCAGAGGTCGTGCTCAAGGACCGGCTGCGGGCATTCCTCGTCGCCCGCTATGGGCGGACAGTCACTCGGCCCGATGGGTTGCCGGATACGGCGATCGAGGCCGCCGTCGCCAAGTTCGCCCGGCCCGAGGGCGTGGACACGCTCCGCCGCAACGCCGCGCTGCACGCCATGCTTCGCGGGGGCGTGGAGATCGCGGTCGAAGAACCGGCGACGAAGACGACGCCGGCAAACAAGCGCATCGCGCACGTCTACGCCGTGGACTGGGACACGCCGGAGAACAACGAGTTTCTGGTCGTGAATCAGTTGCCCGTCCACGGGCCGAGCGGCAACGACCGCCGGCCCGATGTCATCGTGTACGTGAACGGGCTGCCGTTGGTCCTGTTCGAGCTCAAGAACCCCTACGACGATCAACCCACGGTGGCGGACGCGATCAACCAGATCGGCCACTACCGCCACGAGATCCCGCAACTCTTTGACCACAACGCGCTCTGCATCGCCAGCGACGGCGTGACCACGCTGCACGGCATGTGGACCGCAAACGAGGAGTGGTACGCGCCGTGGAAGAGCATTGATGGGGTGAGCGTCGAGCGCGGCACCACCGGGAGCATGAAGACGCTGGTCGAGGGGCTGCTGCCCAAGGACCGGCTGCTGGCGTACATTCGCGACTTCATCGTGTTCGAGACGGTGGGCGCGGCGGGCGGGAAGATCATCAAGAAGGGCGGGAAGTATCACCAGTTCTTCGCGGTGCGGATCGGGGCGCGGAAGATCCTGGAGTCGGTAAGGGCGGGGACGGCGGACAAACGGCTGGGCGTCATTTGGCACACCACTGGCTCGGGCAAGTCGCTGTCGATGTGCTTCCTGGTCGGGATGCTGCGGCGGGAGGCCGTGCTGAACAACCCGACCTTCGTGATCCAAGTCGATCGGACGGACTTGGACCAGCAACTGCACGACCAGTTCGTCGCGGCGCGGTCGCTGGTGGGCGACGTCAAGCACGCCAAGAGTGTCGAGGATCTTCGCGGCCTGCTCCAGACGCAGGGCGGCGAGGTGATCTTCACCACGATCGAGAAGTTCGCGCTGCGTGAGGGCGAGGCCGAGCATCCGGTGCTCTCGACGCGAGACAACGTGATCGTGATCGCCGATGAGGCGCACCGGAGCCAGTACGGGTTCACCAAGGGCTTTGCACGATGGCTCGGGGCGGCGCTGCCCAACGCGCGGCGGCTGGGGTTCACCGGCACGCCCGTCTCCTTCAGCGGGGCCGACACCGTCGAGGTCTTCGGTGACCTGGTCCACGTCTACGACATCCGCCAGAGCCAGGATGACAAGGCGACGGTGCCGATCTTCTACGAGCCGCGGCAGATCAAGCTTCATTTGAACAAGACGGATGTGGATGGGGCATTGGCGGAGATTGTTGAGGATGCGCCGATTGACGAGTTGGAGAGAAAGAAGGGCCAATGGGCCGCGCTGGCCAAGGCGGCGGGCGCGAAGGAGCGGATAGAACTGCTCGCGGCCGACCTGCTCGCGCACTTCAAGGACCGGACGGCCACGCTCAAGGGCAAGGCAATGGTCGTCTGCATGATTCGCGAGAACTGCGTGCGGCTGTACGATGCGCTCAAGGCGCTGCCGGGGTGCCCCGAGATCAAGGTGGTGATGACCGGCGACCTGGGCAAGGACCCCGAGGCGTGGAGCAAGGCCGGGCACCTGACGACCAAACAGCAGCGCGAAGCGATCAAGAAGCGGATGATCGACGCGGACGATCCGCTGTCGATGGTGATCGTCTGCGATATGTGGCTCACGGGCACGGACATCCCATGCCTGCACACGCTGTACGTGGACAAGCCCATGAAGGGCCACACGATGATCCAGGCGATCTCGCGTGTGAACCGCGTGTTCAGCGACAAGCCGCACGGGCTGATCGTGGACTACATCGGCATCGGCGATGAGCTGCGGGCAGCCACCGCGAAGTACTCAGCGGGTGGAGAGGATCACGGGAAGCCCGCGGGCGGGCTGGATGAAGACGCCCGGCCACTGTTTGTGGCGGCGCTGGCCGAGGTGCGGTCGTTCCTCCCCGAAGGCGTGAACTACGGCGACTGGCGGCGGCTCTCGCCGATCGCGCTGGAGGACCGCTACGCGGCGGTCTACGGGCATCTGACCAGCGACGACGACCTGCGGGACCACTTCTTGGATGCCGAGCTGCGGCTGACGAGCGCATTCCTTCTCGTCAAACACCTGGATGACTGCCGCGCGAGCGCCGACGAGGTGATCTTCTGTCAGCGGGTGCGCAAGCAACTACTCAAGACGATCCGCGGGCGTGGACCTACCAGAGACATCGAGAAGGCGGTGCGGGACCTGGTGGATGACACCGTCGAGAGCGAGGGCGTCGTTGACATCTTCAAAGCCGCGGGGATCACGCGGGCCGACATCTCGATCCTCGACGACAACTTCCTGCAGACGTTTAAGGATCGGCCGCTGCCGGACCTTCGGCTCAAGTTGCTCGAGAAACTGCTCGCTGACGAGATCCACATGCGGGCCAAGAAGAACTTGGCCAAGGCGAAGACGTTCCGTGAACTACTCGAAGCGACGCTCCAGAAGTACCACAACCGGCTCATCGACGCGGCGGCCGTGATCCGCGCCATGATCGAGATCAAGAAGGACATGGAGGCCTCGGATCAGCGGGCCGGGCAGTTGGGCTTGGCGGAGGATGAGCTTGCCTTCTATGACGCCGTCGCCATCAACTACGAGAACGTCTACGGCGTGGACTTCCTGAAGGGCTTGATCCACGACGTGGTGCAGAGCATCAAGCGAAACCTGAAGGTGGATTGGACCGAGCCGCATCGGGAGGACGTGAAGGCCGCGGTGAGAGCGGCGGTGCGGCGTGTTCTGACGAAGCAGGGCGTGAAGGCTGAGGACTTTGATCGGCTGATGCCCGTGCTGATGGCACAGGCGGAGGCGTTGTACGCGGAGTGGCCGATCGCGGCCTGAGGAGTGATTTGTGAACGGACGCCAGACATGAGCAAGAAACAACCAGCCTTTGGCGAGCTCATCCGCGAGAAGCGGCTCGCGAAGGGTCACAGCCTGCGGAAGTTCGCGGAGCTCATCGACGTGAGTCCAACCTATCTCTCGCTCGTCGAGCAGGGAAAGGTGGAGAGCCCTCCGACCGCCGAGCGGGTGCGTCGGATGGCGGAGGTCCTCGGAGAGAACCCAGATGAGCTGATGTCATTGGCCGGCCGGATGCCGGAGGATCTTCGCGGAATCATCCAGAGCGAGCCGGAAGAGATGCCTCAGTTGTTGCGGGCGGCAAAGGGTTTGACGGCAGACCAGTTGAAGGCGCTGTCGGCGCAGGCCAAGAGGATGCAGAAAGAGGAGCAATGATGGGGCGACCGCCTGCCAAGACCGAACGCGTGCCGTGGTTGCGCGATGAGAGCATCGAGGCCGAGGCCGAGACGCTCTTTGCGCTGTGGCAGAAGGACCACGGCGAGGTCTCTGAACCCCCGGTTCCCGTCGATGAGATGATCGAGCTGCAGCTCAACCTGCGGTATGAACTAGATGACCTGCAGAAGCGATTCGGTCACAGCGATGTGCTGGGTGCGATCTGGTTCAAGGACCAGATCATCCGAGTCGATCGGAGCCTTGATCCCGTCGAGCAGCCACGCATGCTCGGACGCTACCGGTTCACGCTCGCCCATGAGATCGGCCACTGGCAGCTTCACCGAAAGATCTTTCTCCGCGACGAGACACAGATGTCTCTGACATCCGCACCGGATACGCCCGCGTTCGTGTGCCGCTCGACCGACCAAGCACGTGAAGAGGTGCAGGCGAACATGTTCGCGGCGTACCTGCTCATGCCGCGTGACCTCGTTCGCCGTGCGTGGATCAAGTGGCGGCGCGCCGATGACGTTGTGTGTGTGCTTGACCTCGACGCACCGACCTCATCCGGAACTTTGAAGACACAGCAGGACGCTGCGATGCAACGCTTCTCGAAGCCATTCGCTGAGCACTTCCATGTGTCTGCCGAGGCCATGAGCTACCGCCTGGAGGCGATTGGGCTCCTCACTCGTGATCGATCCCTGTTTGGTTGAACCCCCAGTGTTCTTGTGCGCAGTGCGTTTACTGTTCACGGGACATGGACAATTGGAGGCCCTGAAATGGCCAAAGACTTTGATCCGCGTCGCATCCTCCGCAAGATCTCCAACTCGCTCACCCGCGTGTGCTTCGAACGCGCCGGCGTGGTCGAGGGCATCCCTTGGGATGACCTGGGCGAGACCCAGGTCGAGCCCATCTTCGCCGCGTGGCAGAAGATGCCCGACGACAAGCGCCGGCTCATCCAGCTCGTGCTCCAAGACATCAACGAACTGGCGGACGAGCGCGGAGTGAAGGTGCTGGTTGAGGAGATCCAGCGCATTGCGCCCGATCGCCTCGCCGAGTTCGACGCGATTGTCGGCCAGGCCGACCGCGCGATGTGGACGTACCTCAACGTCAAGATGGCGTTCGTCGTCGCTGCCTACTTCGCACGGGCGGAGGCCCTCTCCACGGGCCGCTACTGGATCACGCGGAACAGCCTGCCGAAGGAGGCGATCGCGGTGGATGATTCCCACAAGGCGGCGCTGAAGGCGGCGCTGGCGGAGTTCTACTGGGATCGCCAGCTGCGCGGCAAGATCTGTGAGATCGAGCACTACACGAGGATTGGCGGCAGCGAGTACTTCTTTGCCTATCTCGATGACTACCCCGATGACCCGGTGGTCTTCGACGACACCGGGCATCTCGTGCGGAGCAAAGAGCGGCGCGTGTTCGACAACGTCTTCGTGTTCAACCCCAGCGATGGAACGCTCGATGTGTACGCCAAGGGCGGGAAGAAGGTGTACGAGCCCCTCCAGCAGAGGTTCTGCAAAGCCGTGCTTGGCGTTGACATCGGGCCCGCGGACCCGAAGCGCCCCGCGTACGCCCTTGATCACCTGCTCAAGCCGGACAGGAGGCTGCCCACCGATCCCAAGGATCGCATCGTCGCGGTCACGATCACCCGCGTGCGGGTGGAGCCGATCGACCGCCCCGGCGAGTACATCGAGCTTGGGCTCAACCCCGAGCGAGGCATTCACCGGATCGATCAGGCGATTGCCGAGTACTTGAACACCCAGCGGCTGACGCCCGACCGGCTGCGGGTGAAGCAGATGTCGTTCGAGTTGCGCTTCTCAGCGGAGGCGCGCCCCCGCCCGCTGAGGTTTAGCGTCAGCTGCCCCAACTCCTGCGACCTCAAGAGCAAGCCGGACGAGCTGCGCGCGATCGGCGAGCGGTGCCTGCGGCTGTGGGAGGTGACCCATGGGTGATCTCCTCTCACGCCTGTGGGCGTGTTTCGACAGCAGCGAGCCGCTCTTTTCCGCCCGTGAGGTGGCATCATGGCCGGATGGGCAAGCCCAGTGGCTCCAGGAGCGTGGGGTGCTCTGCGCCACGACGTCCGCCTCGCGCGTGGGCTGTTCGTGCTGCGTTTCAGCACATGTCGAGGATGTGCTGGAGGTTCCCGACGCCGACCCGCCTCGGTTCTTCATTGCGTGCCCGGAGTCGGTCACGGTCGAGGTTGATTCTGAAGCCCTGCGGCAATGGACGATCGACGGTGACGCTGTCGCGTCGCTCATCGCGGCGGCGCTTGGTCTTCAGGGACGCCCCACTCCGATCGAGTCTGGCCGTGTGTGGCGGCTCGGCACAACCCGATGGCAGCAGACATCCCGTGAGGTGTTGCTGGCCCGGGGGCTCGGTGCCGAGGATGCCGCCCGCATCGCAGCCCACGCGGGTCAGGCAGGTCGGCCCATTGTGCTGGTCAGCGGCCTGGAACCCCTGACCCACATCTGGCCGGGCCGGCCACCGGCCTGTGTCGCACTGTCGCGGGTGATGTCGCAGCATGCGACAGGGCTGCAGGCGGATGTCGTCCTGCTTCACGACCTGGTTCAGAAGGCCGACGAGCTTCAGGCGCAGGTGGAGCTCTTGCCGCTGGACCCAGCCGGCAAGAAGCGCGTATTGCGCCGGCAGGCCCAGGCTGCGGCAGCATCACACCAGCAGGACGAGGTACTGGTCGGCGCGTACCAGGCATGCCACTCGTACCGCGAGGCGGCGAAGGTTCTGTCGGCACGCCTGAAGACCAAGATTACCAAGGACAAGGTCAAGCGCGCCGTGGACCGCGCCGGCGGCCCCGCTGCCGTCATCAACGGAGCCAACAGCAACTCGGTGGTTCGGACTGTCGCGTCGCACCGACGCGACAAAGGTGGGAGATTCTGAAAATCGTGCAGGTGCCATGAAAACAGGCCTCTGCGCGTTGTTCGACATCGATGGTGTGCGTCGCGGGGCGTTCAGAACCGCGACACCGGCCGGTGGGTCCGAGGGCCACGAGGGCCATAACCCGCCGGTCGCTACAAGCTCGTGAATGTCTGCGGCGTGCGCCGCGACGCGAGATTGGCACGGACGGGTGATGGCTCCGGCCCCGGAGGTCACCCGTGACCAACGGCGCATCACTGAACGACCAATACATCCGCACACTCATCCTGATCAAGGCCCGCAGCCTGATGAAGTCCCCGGCCTTCCGGGGCGTCGAACGCGACGACGTTCTGCGTGACCTGACGCTCATCCTCGCCAAGCGACTGGGCCAGTTCGATCCCGAGCGGGCCCAGCTTCGCACGTTCGTGTCCCGCGTTCTGGACTCAGCCGCGATCACCCTGCTTCGGGCTCGCCAGCGCGAGAAGCGCTCCGGCGACCACGGCATGGCCTCCATCGAAAGGCTCCGGGAGAGCCAGACCACGGATCCGGTCACCGGCTCGGCAGCGGTCGGGGAGGCCGATGCGGCTCGCCGCCTTGGGCGTGAGGTCCGCTCCCCCATCGATGAGTTCCATCTCAATGACTCGATCCGCGAAATCGTGGCGGCGCTGCCCCCCGATCTCGCCGACTTGTGCCGTGCGCTGCAGGAAGACTCCGCAGTGTCGACCGCTCGCGGCCTGGGCATCTCCCGTCGCCAGCTGCGCAATCGCATCGCCGAGCTTCGTGTGCGATTTGCCGCCGCGGGCTTCGAGACGTTTTGACCAAAGCGGACAGCGGCCCTGCGGACGGCGTATGTAGCCGGGGAGCAGCACCCCAGTGTGCAGCGAGGAGCTCACCATGACCACCGGCGTGTACCGCTTCACCTTTGACAAGGAGATCGCCCTCACCGACGCGGAAGCAACGCTGCACCTAGCGATGATCGCCGCCGAGGGGCTCTTCGGCAATGCCATCGTCCGAATGGACGTGAGCTTCGAGGCGGATCAGGCGGGCCGAAGCCTGACCGTCGATGGCACCACGCCGGTGGGCGCAGCGGTTGTCCGCATGTTCACTTCACTGATGCTCCGCGAGTTCGGCGAGGACGCCTTCACCGTTCGGCGCGTGAAGGCGTCCTCAGCCGAGCCCGCGGCGGCCGCCGCGTGACCGCACCACTTCCGCTCGTCCGCCTCGGACAAGGCGCGTTCACCCGCGAGATCTGGCCCCACGACCTCGATCCCTCATCCCCCAAGCACGGAGATCCCATGCCCGCAACCGCCGCCCCCCAAACCCTCATGAACCAGATCAGCAAGGGCCGCAAGGCCCGTCCCCGCCGCGTGATGCTGTACGGCACTCACGGCATCGGTAAGAGCACCTTCGGCGCGATGGCCGAGAAGCCCATCTTCGTCCCCACCGAAGACGGACTGGCCGACATCGACTGCGAGTCGTTCCCGCTGGCCCGCAGCCTCGGCGAGGTGATGGCGGCGCTCGAGTCCCTGTACTCGGGTGACCACGACTACCGCACCGTCGTCATCGACAGCCTTGACTGGCTCGAGCGCCTGATCTGGGGCGAGGTCTGCGCCGACGAGAGCGTCGAGAACATCGAGAAGATTGGGTATGCGAAGGGCTTTGCCTTCGCGGTCGACAAGTGGCGTGCAGTGCTCGGCGCGCTCGATGCGCTCCGCAGCGATCGCGGCATGACGGTGGTCCTCATCGCGCACGCCAAGATCGAGAAGTTCGAGAACCCCGAGACTGTGCCGTACGACCGCTACTCGCCGCGCCTGCACAAGCTCGCGTCGGCGCTGGTGCAGGAGTGGGCCGACGAGGTGCTCTTCGCCACGTACAAGGTCCACACCATCAAGGTCGACGAGGGCTTCAACAAGGCCAAGCACAACGGCGTCTCAACGGGCGAGCGGATCATCCGCACCGTCGAGCGTCCGGCGCACGTCGCCAAGAACCGCTTGGGTCTGCCCGAGGAGATCCCGCTGGACTACCGCGTCTTTGCGGCGCTCGTGCGCGGCGAGGACCCCTCCGCAGCCGTCGTCACCCCTGCCCCCACCACCGACAACACCGGCAGCAACTGATTCATGGCGCGGCACCGCCTGCCAAGTCAAGCCTTGGCGAGCCGCGGCAAGGCATGGCATTTCTTTCATCGATCAAGGAGCTCTGCACCAATGGCAAATCTGAACTTTGACGCGAACCAAGTCGATCCTTCCGTTGCCCTCGACCCGCTTCCTGCGGGCAAGTACCTCGCCGTCATCTCCGAGTCGGAGCTCAAGCCGACCAAGACCGGCGTTGGCAAGTACCTGCAGTTGACCTTCCAGGTCATCGACGGCGAGTTCAAGGGCCGGCTCGTCTGGGCCCGGCTCAACATCGAGAACAAGTCCGAGATGACGGTCAAGATCGCTCGGGGCGAGCTCTCGGCCATCTGCCGCGCCATCGGCGTGATGCAGCCCAAGGACTCGGTTGAGCTCCACAACGTGCCTCTGGAGATCAACGTCGGGCTGAAGAAGCGCGACGACAACGGCGAGTTCACCAACGTCATCAAGGGCTACGCCAAGAAGGGCGGCGGCGGTTCGCCGGTGAGCGCCCGCGCTCCCGTCGGCGTCGGCCCGGGGAGCACTCCGCCCTGGAAGCGATGAGAAAGCCCAACAGGCGAGGCAGGCCAAGGCGGGGCGAGGGATGGCAAAGTCTGGATCGAAGCCGTCTGGCACGTCGCGGCATGGCGCGGCGTGGCGCGGCATGTTGGGGCAAGTCATGGCCGGGCACGGTGGGGCAAGTCATAGCCCGTGTCACGTGGAAGCGCGTGACACGGGATTTCAGAAAGGAGCACACGAATGAGCACGGCAACAGCGATCGGACCGAGCATCAGCAACGGCGGCAAGCGGATCATCGACATGACCATCCCGTACCGCGTGGAGGTCGAGATCAAGGGCGAGGCGGACCTCTTGTTCCACCGCTGGAACTGCGAGGCCGTCGAGGCCAAGGCACGCTCGGCCAAAGGATCGGCGGCGAAGAAGACCGACGACATCGAGTCGTACGTCTACCGCAACGACGACGGCGAGCTCTGCCTGCCGGGCGAGTACCTCCGTCAGGCGGTGATCGCGGCGGCCAAGTTCCGGCAGGACCCACGTTCGCCGCGCAAGAGCGCTCAGGACCTGGTGAAGGCGGCGGCCGTGAGCCTGACCCCGCTCGCCGGACTCGGCACCACGCGATGGGACTACGAGCACAAGTGCCGCGTGCAGGTGCAGCGCAACGGCATTACGCGCGTGCGCCCGGCGCTCAAGACCGGCTGGTCCGCCGCGTTTGTGTTCATGGTCAACCTGCCGGAGTACGTGTCGCCCGAGATGTTGCACGGGCTGCTCACCGACGCAGGTCGCCTGGTGGGCCTGGCGGACTTCCGCCCAACGTACGGGCGATTCCGTGTGACGCGGTTTGATGTGCTGGCTGACTGATGGGGCCTGGTTGGTTATGGCGAGGCTGGGCATGGCCGGGCGAGGCGTGGCGAGGTTCGGACAGACGCATGGAACTCTCTCTCCCACTCCCACCCTCGGCCAATCACTACTACCGGCGCGTCGGCCGCGCGACGCTGATCAGTCGCGCCGGACGTGAGTATCGCACCGGCGTGAAGAGGGCGTTGCTGGCCATGGGCGCTCCATCCGTGACGGGCCCCCTCACGGTGTTGGTGACGGTGTACCCGCCAGATCGGAGGCGTCGCGACCTCGACAACCTTCTCAAATGCCTGCTCGACTCGCTTCAGCACGGAGGGCTCTACCGAGATGACAGCATGATTGATCGGATCGACATCCGCCGCGGCCCATGCACGCGGGGGGGCGGAGTGCATGTGGCAGTTCATGGGCACGACAGCACGAATGACCACGGCTTAGTGAGGTTGCGCGAGGCGAGCCGAGGTCAGGCGGGGCACGGACCGGTGTGGCCCGGCTAGGCGCGGCGTGGCATGGCTGGATCTGGCGCGGCCTGGAGTGGCACGGTGCGGTTAGGCCCGGCAGGGCTCGGATTGGCGTGATCGCCGGCGCGGCGAGAGCCGCGTCGGCGGATTGAAATGCAACTGCGACCCTATCAAGCCGAAGCGGTGGAGGCGATCTACCACCACCTGCGCACCCGCGACGACAACCCCGTCGCGGTGCTCCCGACCGGATCGGGTAAGACGCCGCTGATCGCGACGATCTGCCGCGACGCCGTCACGCAATGGAACGGCCGCGTGGTCATCCTCGCCCACGTCAAGGAACTGCTCGAGCAGACCGCCGAGAAGCTCCGCGTCATCGCGTCAGACGTGCCGATGGGCATCTACTCGGCGGGCCTGAAGCGCAAGGACCTCGGCTACAGCGCCACCGTCGCGGGCATCCAGTCGATCTGGAAGAAGGCGTGCGACCTCGGGCCGGTCGATCTGATCATCGTCGATGAGGCGCACATGGTCCCCGCCGAGGACGACGGGATGTACCGCCAGTTCATCGCCGACGCCAAGGTGGTGAACCCCAACGTCCGGATCATCGGGCTGACCGCCACGCCGTACCGCATGAAGTCCGGCTCGATCTGCGCCCCCGAGAACATCCTCAACCACGTCTGCTACGAGGTCGGTGTCCGCGAGCTCATCGTGCAGGGCTTCCTGTCGCCGCTCAAGACCAAGGCTGGCCTGCAGAAGATCAGCACCGACGACCTGCACGTTCGCGCCGGCGAGTTCGTCGCCAGCGAGGTCGAGGACCTCATGGACAAGGATGGGCTGGTCGAAGGGGCGTGCGCCGAGATCGCCCAGCACACCAAGGACCGCAGCGCCACGCTGATCTTCTCCTCGGGCATCCGCCACGGGCAGCACATCGTCGATGTGCTCAAGACCAAGCACGGCATCGAGTGCGGCTTTGTCACCGGCGACACCCCCGACGGCGTGCGTGCGGCGATCCTCGGCCGCTTCCGTTCGGGCGAGCTCAACTACCTGTGCAACGTGAACGTGCTGACGACCGGCTTCGATGCCCCGCACATCGACTGCGTGGCGCTCGTGCGCCCGACCATGTCGCCGGGTCTGTATTACCAGATGGTGGGCCGGGGCTTCCGCCTCCACGCGGGCAAGTCCGACTGCCTCGTGCTGGACTTCGGCGGCAACGTGCTCCGCCACGGCCCGGTCGACGCGATCCGAATCGCCACCGACGATCGCGGCGACGGCGAAGCGCCGGCAAAGGAGTGTCCGAACTGCCAGTCCCTGATTGCGGCGGGCTACCAGACCTGCCCGCAGTGCGGCCACCAATTCCCCGAGCCCAACCGCCAACAGCACGAGGCGAAGGCCAGCACCGAGGGCATCCTCAGCGGCCAGACCACGCGCGAGGAACACCGCGTCAGCGAGACGACGTACCACGTGCACTACAAGCGCAGCGACCCCTCCGCACCGCTGACCATGCGCGTCGAGTACCGCATCGGCTTCAACCGCTTCTTCCGCGAGTGGGTCTGCTTCGACCACACCGGATACGCGCGGACCAAGGCCGAGGCCTGGTGGCGGGCACGCTCGGTCGAGCCGGTGCCCGGCGGTACGGAGGAGGCGGTCGACATGGCCAAGGCAGGGGCGCTCGCCCCGACGCTCTCGATCACCGTCGAGAAGAAGGCCGGCGACCAGTTCGAGCGCGTCACGCAGCACGTGCTCGGCGGTAAGCCCCCGCGCCTTGACAGCGAAGAAGGCCTGCCGGACCGGCCGCCGGAGCCCGCGGGCATGACGTACGGCATCCCCGAAGACGAAATCCCCTTCTGAACAAGGAGTACCGCATGATCACGATCACGATCGAAGAGACCGACAAGGACGGACAGTTGCTCGGCCGCCACGTTGCATCAGCGCCCATCGACAAGAACGACACCAAGGGCATCGGCTCGCTGCTGGCGCGGAGCGTCGGCGGCCTGATGTACCACACCGAAGCCCGCGCGGAGATCCCGCTTCTGATCGCGGCCGCTGGCACGCACCGGGCGAGTTCATGCACGCGGGCGATCGGGCACGCGGCGGGCCTGGCCACCGGGACGTACGGCTTCGACCTGGCGATCAAGCCCGTGATCGAGATCGACCGACTGCTGGACTACCGCGCCAGCAAGCGCGACCGCGAGACCGCAGCGCAGACGCTCAAGATCATGGGCGCCACCATCCGCCGCCGCGAGGACAACGAATAAGCGATGAGCGATGGCCCCTCCATCCTGCTCGAGTCGGCGCGCACGTACCTCGCCCGCGGGTACGCGGTCATCCCTGTGCCCGCACGGAAGAAGATCCCCGTGCTCAAGGGGTGGACGGACCTGCGCCTGTCCGAGAGCGAACTGCCGTCGCACTTCAACGGCACCGGGAACATCGGCGTGCTCCTGGGCGAGCCGAGCGGGTGGCTGGTCGATGTCGATCTCGATTGCGAGGAGGCGGTGGCGCTTGCGCCCAAGTTCCTCCCGCCGACGGGCGCGATGTCTGGGCGGCCGGGCAAGCCCGCGTCGCACTGGTGGTACGTGTGCGAGGGGATGAAGACCCGCAAGCACCAGGACCCGGTGTCGAAGAAGATGATCGTGGAACTGCGGAGCACCGGCGCTCAGACGGTCGTCGGCCCGAGCATCCATCCCAGCGGGGAGCCGTACGACCCGCTCGACGGCGAACCCGCCGTGGTCGACGCCGGGGAACTCGCCGCCGCCGTCGCGGCGCTGGCTGAGGCGGTCACCGAAGCCCGACACGGGCGCAAAGAAGCGATCGTTTCCCAGCCGCCGTCACTACGAAGCGATCGCTTCACAGCGGGCGACGCTGTGCTCCGCCGCGCCGCGGCGTACCTGGACCGCATCCCGCCAGCAATCTCCGGCTCTGGCGGGCACAGCCAGACCTACACGGCTGCGACGGCGATGGTGCACGGGTTCGGCCTCGATCCCGAGGCGGCGTTTTCGCTGCTGTGGGATCGGTACAACCCGCGGTGCGAGCCGCCGTGGTCTGAGAAGGAACTGCGGCACAAGGTCACCGACGCTGCCAGCAAGCCCCACGACAGACCGCTGGGTTGGCTCCGCGATGCTCAGAAGGCCGAGGATCTGGGTGGCGTCGACCTGTCGGGATTCATGGCAGTGCCGGCAAAGGCGAGCGAAGACACAGCCGCTCCGGACGAGGACACGCCGGTCGATCCCGGCCCGCTGCCTGAGCGCTACCTCGCCGTGCCGGGGTTCATTTCCGAGGTCATGGCTTTCAACAAGGAGACGGCCCATCGGTGGCAACCGATGCTGGCGCTCGCCGGCGCGATGTGCCTGCAGGCCGTGCTCGCGGGGCGCAAGGTCCGCGATGAGCGCGGCAACCGCACGAACCTCTACGTCGTGTGCCTCGCGGGGTCCGGCTCGGGCAAAGACAACGCGAGGCTCATCAACAAAGCGGTGCTCTTCAAGGCCGGTCTCAACGGGCTCGAGGGCAACGAGGATCTCGCCAGCGACGCCGGGCTGGTCACCGCCGTCGAAGCCGAACCCGCGATCCTGTTTCAGATCGATGAGTTCGGGCGCTGGCTCCGCACAATTGGCGACCCGAAGAAAGCCCCGCACCTGTTCAATGTCATCTCGACGCTCATGAAGATGTACTCGTCGGCGCGGAGCGTCTTCAAGGGAAAGGCGTACGCCGACGCCAAGCGGAACAAGGTGATCGACCAGCCATGCGTGTCGCTCCTCGCGACAACCGCGCCCGAGCACTTCAAGCACGCGCTCACGCCCGACGCCATGAGCGACGGGTTCATGGCACGGCTCATCGTGTTCGAGACCGGGGAGATGCCGCCGCGCGTCTGGCAACCGGAGAAGGACCCGCCGCAGGCGATCGTGGACGCGGCAACTTGGTGGGGCGCGTTCAACCCCGGCGGCAACCTCAGCCGCGAGCACCCCAAGCCGATGGTGGTTCCGACCACCGATGACGCCCGCGCCGTGTTCAACCGCCTCGCGGCGCTTGCCGACACCGAGATGGAGCGCCCGCGCGAGGACCTGCGATCGATCTGGGCACGCGTCGAGGAGAAGGCATGCCGCCTGGCGCTGATCTACGCGTGCTCCAAGAACCGCGAGAAGCCGGTAATCGACGCCGACGCAGCCGACTGGGCGTGCGGCCTGTCCGAGCACCTAACCCGCCGCGTCCTGTACCTCGCCCACGAGTATGTGTCGCAGGGCGAGTTCGACGCCAAGCAGAAGGCCGTCCTCCGCGCGATGCGGACGGCAGGCGGACGCATGACCCGGTCGCAGATGTGCCGCGTGACCCAGCACCTGACCCAGCGGGAGCGGGACGAGGTGCTTGAGAACCTCAAGGAGACCGGCCGCTTGAAAGAAGGGGTCGAGCCGACCGCCGGGCGGTCAAGGAGGGTGTATGAACTCCTGCCGTAGCAGGTCAGAAACGCGGGTCGCGGGTGGTTGGACCCTTCTTTCACATTCTTCACGCGCGATCTCTCGGGCGGGCGGGAAGGGAGCAGAGAAGGAGGGGTTGAAGAAAGTGAAAGAAGGTATCTCTCTCCTTTCTATACCTTCCCCCACCCCTCCCCCGCCCCCCTACATCCCTGTCCCCGCGCCCATGCAGGTGGTGTGCCAGGCCGCGCCTAGCGGGAGCCTTCCAGCCGGAAGCCTTACGGGAGGGGAGGCGGATGGCGTTAGGTACTCCCCGGGCCAGATCGCGTGGCTTGGCCCGCGGGAACAGCCGCGCTTGGCGACAGAGTTTGTTTCGCCCGTCCGAGCGCGGGGCGGCCCGGTGGCGGGGTTGGTACGCCTCGCCGCCAATGACGCGACGTGGGCCAACGTGGGCGGACCCGTGGCCAACGGGCGTGGCCCGTAGCGCGGGGGAATCGGGGCGCTAAGCGCTCCCGGACGGGCCCGTCGCCCGAGCGATCCAGCCATCCAGCGATCCACCGATCCCCGGACCCACCGCATGTGCGGCGGGCCACCACGACGCTTTGCGCTGGCGTTCCCCGCCGCGCTTCCGACGGAGATCGCTATGAACATCGAGACGCTGCCCATCGACGCGGTCAAGGAATACGACCGCAATCCCCGCACCATCAACGACGCCGCCATCGACGCGGTGGCCAAGAGCATCGAGGCGTTCGGCTTCAAGGTGCCGATCCTGGTCGATGCCGACGGCGTGATCATCGCCGGGCACACGCGGCTCCGCGCAGCGCGGAAGCTCGGGCTCAAGGAGGTGCCGACCATCCGCGCCGATGATCTGACGCCGGAACAGGTCAAGGCGTTGCGCATCGCCGACAACAAGGTCGCCACGCTGACATCGTGGGACATGGAACTCCTGCCGCTTGAGCTCACCGACCTCAAGGGCATGGACTTCGACCTCGCGCTGCTCGGCTTCAGCGCCGAGGATCTCAGCGCCATCATGGCTCCCTCGGGCAGTGAGGGATTGACCGATCCCGACGATGTGCCCGCACCGCCGGACGCTGCGACGACCGTCCCCGGCGATATTTGGGTGCTCGGCAACCACCGCCTCATGTGCGGCGACTCGTCGAAGCCCGCGGACCTGGACCGCCTGCTCGACGGTCAGCCGATCCACCTCGTGAACACGGACCCGCCGTACAACGTGAAAGTCGAGCCCCGCTCGAACAACGCCATCGTCGCCGGCCTGAGCTCTTTCGCGCTTCCCGGCAAGGCAGACCAGCACGACCAGCAGAGCGCCGACCTGAACCGCTATCCCGAGAAGAGCCGCGCCACGCACAAGAAGCTCCGGGCCAAGGACCGGCCCCTAGCGAACGACTTCGTGTCCGACGATGAGTTCGATCGGCTGCTCGCGGCGTGGTTCGGGAACATCACCCGCGTGCTCATTCCCGGCGGCACGTTCTACATCTGGGGCGGCTACGCCAACTGCGGCAACTACCCGCCGGTGCTGAAGCGCTGCGAGCTCTACTTCGCTCAGGCGATCATCTGGATCAAGGAGCACCCGGTCCTCACGCGGAAGGACTTCATGGGGAACCACGAGTGGTGCTTCTATGGCTGGAAGGAAGGCGCGGCTCACCGCTTCTTCGGGCCCGCCAACGTGCCCGACACCTGGTCGATCAAGAAGGTCAACCCGCAGAGCATGGTCCACCTCACCGAGAAGCCCGTCGAACTCGCGCGGCGTGCGATCGAGTTCTCATCGCGTCCCGGCGAGAACGTGCTCGACCTCTTCGGGGGAAGCGGCTCAACGCTCATCGGTGCGGAGATGACCGGGCGGCACGCGTTTCTCATGGAGCTCGACGCGCTCTACTGCGATGTGATCGTGCAGCGCTGGGAAAAGTTCACGGGACGGAAAGCGGAAAGGGCACCCCAATGATCTCAGAATCGAGGGTTGGAATCCATCGCCGATCGTTGAACCGGAAGGCCAAGTCCGGAGGCGTAGATCGCCATGTCTACTGCCCTCGCAACAACGTCAGTTGTGCCAGGTGGGAGAACGACCGTCGAACTCTCCGCAGAAATTTGAACGCTCAGCAGGAAGCCTCGCTTGGTATCAAGATCCCAGTTCATCATGCTTGGAGGCACGCTGAAGCTGCCGCCGATCTCCGCCGCTGCCTCTGCCACGCGCAGGGCTTGCTCAGGAAAGACTCCAATTGGGAAGTGCTGATACAGAATGCGGAATTCCGATTCGTGCGAGTACTCAGAACGCTTCCAAAAGTAGGTGTCAACTGGTCCGAGGGCGTCCAGCAACCCTGTGCGGTAATCCACGTAGGAAACCAATCCAGAGTGCAATCGTCCCTCTGGCGGGTTCGGGATGCACCCGAGCAACGCGCCGACTGTCGTTTTGAGAGCGATTCCCGCACCATCGGGGACATACAGCCTCCACATCGCCATCGATTCGTACGGGTTGGCGTGCCAACAGTTCGCGTAGAAGAATCTTCGATACTTGCGCCGGGCGGAGAGAAGTGGCGCAAGGTTCCCGGCCACGTCCCGGCGGGCATGAACATCGCGGACATGGTCCATCAGGTCTGCTGTCTTATCAGGCAGGGCACCCTCGAAGCTGTCGTCGAAGAGATCTGTTCGACAAAAATACAGCGCTCGCTTCTGGAGCAGGGTCAGAAACCGGTCCAGGTTCATGTAGCGCCAGAGCACTGCATCCACGGGTGGCTGGACCACTTGTGGCGATTCCTTGAAGAAGATGTTCACGGAACTGAGTGTAGCAGTAGGCGATTGATGCTCGCACGAGAGAGACGCCCCGGCGTTGGCCAGGGCGAGGGTTGTGGAACTATGCTGCTCTCAGCAGTGGGCCCGCCGGATCCGCGATCCTCAGGCTCCCTTCCCCGCGACGAATACGCCGCGCTCGTGCTTCTTGAACCGGGCCGCGCTCCCCTTGGCGGCGATCTCGCGGATGATCGCGGCGTAAAGCGTGGACTCAGGGGTCTTGCCGCCGGGGCTCGTCCACAGGCCCTTGGACTCCATCGCGGCGATCATCTCCTTGGCCCGCATCGGTACCTCGCTCGCGGCGAGCACCTGCGCCGCGGCGTCGAGGGCGCTAACACGCTTGGGCTTCTTCTCCTTGGCGGGCTTCGGGGCCTTCGGCGTCTTGGGGGCCTTCTGGTCCTTTGCGTTGGCGGGGTCGGCCTCGCTGGCGGTGCCGTCGAGCCGGTCCTTGATCTCGGCGAGCGTCGCCTTGCGGAGGCGGTCCGTCTTGGCGGCTCCCTCGGCACGGGCGGCACTCTTGGACATCTTGGGGGTGCGGGGCTTGCGGGGGGTGCCGGGCTTCTTCGTCTTCGTACTCATGTTCATCTCCGAACTAGGGGTGGGAACTTCCGCCGCACATTGCAGCGGGGAAGCGTGGCCGTCGCGGTTTCCCGCGACGCCGCGTGGTGCGGGTCAGCAGCCCGCGACGCGCTCGATCTCATTCATCACGTCGTGGATCATCGAGTTGGTGGCGGCGGGGCGTCCGTGGCGGTCGGTCCCGTATACGTGCGTGGCGACGATGCAGGCCTTGGCGTACCTCGCCTCGCGACTCTCGTCGCGGCGGAACTCGGCGATGACCTTGTCGAAGCGGCCTTGCGCTCGGCTCATGCGGACCACGCTCGCGGTCGCGCCGTCGGCCGTGGCTCGCACCGTGATGTCTTCCTCGCTGCCCTCGATGACGATGTGCTTGATCTTCATGGCGTGTCTCCGTGTTGGCGGTTACTCGGCGTCGTTCAGAAAGGCCTCGACGTGCTCGGGGTCCATGTTGCTGAGGAACCCGACCAGATCGACCAGGTCGCTGCGGACCTTTCCGAGGCTTCCCGCGAAGCCCCAGTTGCGCGGGTCGGCCTTGGCCCCCTCGGCGTGCTTGTCGAGTTCCATCTGCAGCACGTCCATCAGGCGGGCGATGTCGTTGCGCCTCGCTGCGTACGTCTCGGCGGCGGTGGGTTCGGGCTTGGTGGTCTTCGGGGTGCGCTTCGTCATGGTCGTGCTCCTCTGGGTTGGTGGTCTTTGGTAAACAGCGAAGCCCGCATTTCGCGGGCTTCAGGTCTTCGGGTGGTTGTCGTTCTTGCGGTCCCAACTCGTCGTGTCTTTCGGCTGGCCGACCGCCCGGAGGTAGTCGACCAACTCGTCGGCGGCCCAGGTGTCGCCGTCGATGGCGTCGTGCTCGTTGGGGGCGTCGGTATCGCGGTCGATCTCGAAGAGGCGGAAGCCGCCGAGCGACCCGGGGCGTGGGCCCCAGTGCCCGTCGAGGTGGCGGCCGCGTCCTGCGGGGACCGTCGCGATGTTCCAGGTGCGCCCGTCGGGCGTGTGGATCTCGATGGCGGGGATGTGGAACCCGCTCTTGGCGAGGGTCTTGGCCAGGTCGATCGTGGTCTTCGTGGTCGCATTCATGTTCGTGGTCTCCGTCGCGTGCGGGGGGTGCGTTGTTCCCGCTCGCGTTGGACACACATTGGCCGGCTGACGGGGAACAGGCAAGGCGTTCGGCCTGCATTTCTCGATGATTCCGTGACATGTGGGCAACTCTTCCGCCCATGTGGGCAAGTCCACGCGGGAGGTCCGCGATGACTCCCGAACACGCGCCTAGTTCCCAGCCAGCGGGGGGCGGACAGGGAATGTCCCGGCTCAACCCGGCCGCGATGCCCGTGGCGGACGCCGCCCGCGTGCTCACCCGGCTTGGCGGCAAGCCCGTCACTGAAGCGATGCTCCGCGCCGACATCGATGCGGGCGTGCCGACCAACGCCGACGGCAGCGTCAACCTTGTGCACTACGCCGCGTGGCTCGTGAAGGAGATGTCCGCAGGTGGCGATTGACCCGCGCAAACTCAAGCCAGGCGAACTCGCGCGGCTGCTCAACAGCACGCCGCTGGGCGAGGTGATCAGCGAGCGGCAGCTCCACCGGCATCGCACGCGCGCCGGGTTCCGCGTCGCCGCAGACGGAGACGCGGGCAAGGTTGATCTGTTCCGTTACGTGGCGTGGCTGGCGACTACGCGGCACGAGGCGATCGCCGATGCTGCCGATGAGCCTGAGGGTCTCACGGGCTACGACGCGATGAAAGAGCGTGCCCGGCTCCGCAACGCCATGCTGTCGCTGTCGGGACGGGACATTGGAGATCTGCCTCCAGTCGCGGACCCGGCGAGGAAGGCGAATGCGGCCCGCGACTTCCGTTACTTCTGCGAGGCGTATTTCCCGCAGACGTTCCACCTCAAGTGGTCGGACGACCATCTCAAGGTCATCGCCAAGATCGAACAGGCGGTGCTCGAAGGCGGGCTGTTTGCGATGGCGATGCCTCGCGGCTCGGGCAAAACCTCGCTCTGCGAGATCGCTTGTCTGTGGGCGTTGGTCTTCGGGCACCGAGAGTTCGTGGCTCTTGTCGGCTCCGACGAGGAACACGCGGCGGGGATGCTCGACTCAATCAAGGCGGAGCTGGAGAACAGCGAGATTCTCGGCGGCGACTTCCCAGAGGTCTGCCACCCGATCCGCTCGCTCGAAGGTATCCACCAGCGGGCTTCAGGGCAGCTCTACCAAGGCAAGCAGACCCACATCGGGTGGACCGCGCGAGAGATCGTGCTGCCAACGATCGCTGGATCTGTGGCGTCGGGCGCAATCATCCGCGTGGCCGGGATCACGGGCCGCATCCGTGGCATGAAGCACAAGCGCGTTGATGGCGTCAGCGTTCGCCCGTCGCTCGTACTGATCGACGACCCGCAGACCGACGAGAGCGCCCGTTCGCCGTCCCAGTGCGCCAACCGAGAGCGCATCCTCGCTGGTGCGATCCTCGGCATGGCG